CCACGATATTTCCGGCAGTTGAAGCCCAACCCATCAATAGCGGTGATGGCAATGACATTGGAAAGGATGTGGTGGTCGGCATTGATGAAGATCACGATTTCCAAGCGCTTGCCATTACTGATTGCCAAAACCAGTTGGGCTTCTTCAACGCTGCTTGGAAAATAGATAGTTCCATTTTCTGTTTGATGAACAAATGTTTGATTCATCTTTATTTTCCCCACTTCTTTAATTTGGTTGGTGAGATGGTTCGTGAAATTTGATACCTTTTATTTTTTCCATCTACATAACGAAAGATGCGAACATCCCCATTTTCTAATTGACTTTCAATCCACCACATTGCTTTGCCATTGATTGTTACTTTGTCATCTTTTCTTTTTGCCATTGTTATGCACCAACTTTATATTCAACTGTGCGAACCCAATTTTGTGCATCGCGCAATGAGTAGTGAAACATTTTGTTTGATTCATCAATTGCCACTGAACAAAAACCAAACTGTGCAACCAACTGAACATCAACTGGTGCGCTGTACCATTCATTTGCTCCACCATTGTAAACAACAAACTTGTCATCAGATGTTTTGTATGTCCAACCATTTACACGATTGAATTTGATTGTCATCTTGAATCTCCCTTTTTGAAACCACCTTGGCTTCATGTATATACACTAGGGGCATAAGCCACCCAATGCAACTTCATCCCCGGTGTGTCGAAAAAAGCCCCCGCCGGGGGTGGCGGGGGCAGGTGGCAATGTCGGGTTTGTCTAGATGACTCCCGCCAGCGCCCTAGCAATTCCTTCTTCTAAGGTGATCGTGGGGGTGTAGAAGGTGTTCATGTAGGCAGGGTCACCGACCCGATATGAAACCCCTTGTGGGGCATCCTGAACCCTTCTGAAGGCTGGTTCATACCCCGCTTGTGCTGCCACCATTGCAGACAATGTGTTGAAGTTGGTTGCCCGCCCGGTGCAAAGATTGGCAACTTCAACATCTGCTTCAACCCCTGCCATCGTTGCCCGCACCACATCGTCAATGTGGATGAAATCCCTTGTCTGGTTTCCATCCCCCCAAATATCAAATGGGTTGGCTTTGGATTTGCCGCGTTCAATAAAAGCCCGGAATGGATATGCCGGGTCTTGATCAGTTCCATAACCGCTGAAGGGTCTGAAGATTGAAATTTTCAATCCTTCTTGGCGCACATATTTTGCCAACATCTCACCAGTTAATTTTACCCAACCATAAGTCAGGTCAGGATTCTTGATGTTGTCCAAATCAATGTCGCGTTCTTGCAATTGCGTTCCTGATTGTTCTTGCAAGAAGGTTGGATAGGCAGCCGATGATGAAAAATAAACAACACGCTTTGGTTTGGTTCGCAGCACCCATTGGAAGAAGTCACTATCAATGGCAAGGTCTGTGGCAACTGCCATTGGCTGGCCTTCGATGGTGGCGCGGCCACCGACAATTGCCGCCAGATGGATGACCAAATCAAATTGATGTTTGTTGAATGAAAAGAAATGTCTGGCATCCATCGCGTGGTATGTCTTGTTGATGTCAATGCGAACCACACTGTGCTTGCCTTGCTCAAAGTATCTTTGGAATGCCCGCCCAACAAAACCTTCGCTGCCAGTGATCAGAATATCCATCATTGCCCCGTTTCATAATATGGTGAACCTGTGTGTGACAGATGAAGATTTGCATCATCAATGAATGCAAAGGTGTCATCAGCATTAAGTGCTGCACCGATGTGACACATGGTGTTGATTTTTGAAATTGGAAAGTTGCGTTTTTCGCTTTTGCCTTCCACTTTGGTGTCGTAATAGTCATCATGAATCAAAACTTTCTTTTTGATGCGTGGGTAAATTTTCTCAGCAAGGAAGTCTTGATCAATCAAATAATAATTTTTGCGGGTCTTGCGAAATAAATCAATCAAATTTTTCATGTTGCGCAGGTTCTTTGTGTAAGCAGAAAACATTCCAGCGCTGATCAAATAATCATGACCCTTTGGGTGGTCTTTCATAATGTGCGCATCAAATACAGAGTTCTTGAAATGGGCGTGTGCCACTGCTTCGCGCTGGCCAAGCCGGGCATCAACATCCCGGCACAAAACCAAATCTGCGCCTTCATCGCTGAATGCGTAATATCTCCACAGCCTTGCAAAATTGTCTTCTGGTTCATCCACTTCAATGATGCGGGTGTTGGTCATCAAATCCAAGGTTTGTTTGATTGCAATTGGAACTGATGCTCCGGTGTAGAACCAAACCTTTGCATCAGGAAAAAACTCTTGTGCAAGCAAAGCATTCTTGATTGCGCCAATTGTGTATCTTTCATCTTTCCCATATAGGGAAAAGGAGATGACTTCATTCACCGCAGTGCTGCCAGCAATTCTTGATATTCAGGTGACATGATGTATTCAACAAATCTTTGTTGATCACGATTGGAAAGTTGTGGGTCATTTACTTCTTGATATTGCGCATCCATTTCACCTTTGCCAGCGAATGGGTGCATGTGTTCAATGATCACATCATCCAAGTATTTGATGACATCCAAATGAGTTCCCAACTGCAACCAGAAATTGTCCAAATACAGATGTTCAAATCCGGGTGGAACCATTCCACCCAAGGCATCAACGATGTTTGCAGTCATCACAATTTGGGTTGGGAGTCGCTTGCCTTGCAAAAGATCATTGCCATACACAAGACCTGTTGGCATATCTGCAAGTTCTGCAATGAAGATTTCATCCCAATGTGGGGTGCGTGGTCGGTGATCATCTCCCATGAATCCAAAAAATGAAAATTCACCCCGCAAGGCTAAGGCGGCGCGGTTTAATGGTCGCGCCATTCCTTTACCTTCGCGGGGTAATTGAATCAATAATGGAATGGAAAGTTTGTTGTATTCATCAAGAGTTGGGTCATCATCATCAACGACAACAACAAGTGTGCATTGTGCTTTTGTTTCTTCAAAAGAATCAATCAATGCTTGGATGTTGCCCGGTCTGCCCCTGCTTGGTGTGATAATTGCCAATTCATTCATTGGAAAGTTCACCTGCAATTGCAAAGTATGCAGCGCCGTCAATGTATGAATCATCATGGCTTGGTGTTTGCACAAGTCTTGCTGCCTTCACCATCGCCATGCACAGCGCTGCTTGTGCTGGTGTAATTTCTTTTTCAAGAATTACTGACCACAACTTTGCAATCCTTTGATGATTGATAAGTGGGTGACCATAATCTTTTTGTCTGTCAGTTTGAATCAGCCGCTTGGCTTCATCAAGAATCTTTCCCCGGTTCATATTATTACTCCTTAGATGATCTGCCGTATGTTTGATCTTTGCCCAAGGCTCTCATAATGACGGGCAAAAATGAAATCCAAACGCCGTTGAAGATCATCTTCCAATCACCATCTGAGAAATCCCAAGGTGATTTGCCAATGGTTGCCATTAAGGTGAGAACAAGAACCATCAATGCACGAAAATATGTTCCTGCTGCTGCAATTAACTTTGGATTCATTTTCATTTTTTCTCCGGGTTCCCAAGGCCAAGTGCCTTGATGTGTTTTTTGGCTTCCCCCGGTGAAACAATGACTTCAAAATGCATGTCATCAGGTCTGTTTTTGTAAGTATATCCACCGCGCAATTTATATTTTGCACACAATTCATCAAGAATAATTTTTTGTTCTGGCGTGAAGGTGTCGCGTTTTCCAAGCGGATGGCGATTGGCATTCAGATCAACCGCCGAACCCGATGAATGATTGGAAAGTGATTCTTCCGACCCTCTCACAAAACGAAATGCAAATCCCCAATCATCTAATTCACCTTTGTCAATCTTTTCTACACGCTCATTGAATTCTGCGGCGAAGTTAATCAGCAATGGTGCGGCTGCTTCTGCAACGCGAACTTTTATTTCTGTGCCGGGAATTGGGTATGACTTAATTTTAATTGCTTCAGGATTTTGTGATGCTGGCCAACCATTTTGTGATTTCATTTTTTCTCCATCAAAATGATCATAATTTTTTCAACCTGTCGTTCTAATCTATCAACAGAATCTTTCAAACTGCTGCCACCATTTGGGCGCAATTCATTCAAGTAATGTTTAACCAGCCATCGAATTGTTGCCAGAAATGCAGTGGCAATTGCAATGATGCTGACAACAAATGTTGCCCAATCTGTTGGTGTCATTTGTAATCCTTAGCGATTGTTGATGAGATAACCACAGGTTGATGTTCCTGTTGTTGTTATTCCATACAATTTGTCAGTTGGTGTTAATGTCATAATAACTTTTTGATTGTTGTCTAATTTGAAACCCGTTGATGTGGTCACATTACTTTGGCCAACATAGAACGCACC